CCCGTCGCCATCCCACCTGTCCATCAATTCGTATGACTTACCAGTGTTCTTGGCGACTTGATACAGCACGTTATACATTTCATTCCGCATATTGGCTATGCCGTCAGCAGTGTCTGCGCTGCTATTTGCCATGCCCGTTTGGTTGCCATCAAAGACCAACCCTGCGCCCGAAGTGGACAGTTCAGCATTGGTTGTAGCTTGCGCCCCAAGTGTTTCGGTGAGGCTTGCCGCCAACCACGCACGGATACGGGCAACTTCAAGCGCAGACGTTGCAGTGCCAAGGGTGGCTTCTTCAATCGAGCGGCTAAGTTCTGGCAGCTTGCCAAGTGCGTCCAGATTGCCTGTCCGCGCTTGTGCGGTCAGTGTGGCAAATTGGGCCTTCAGCAATGCCGATGACGATGATGCGTTGATGCCGCGCAGACGATTAACTTCATCGACAATCGTTTGCGTCACATTTATCAGGGCGTCTTGATAATCTTGTGCCGCCTTCGCTGCTTCTTCAAGCGCCTTGGTTTCAATTTCCGCACGTTCCTTGGCAGCTTGCGCCAGCAATTCGTCAGCTTTCGCCTTATCTTGTGCAGCAAAGATTTGCTCTTTCAGGCCACGAAGGGTCGCGTCCATGCTTTCCAATTCCATTGCCCGACGCGCCGTCAGCGCCTCAACAGCCATGCCTTGTGCATCCAGCAATTCAATTTCTAATTCGCGGCGTCTGATTGCCAAGTCAGCAACAAATTCAAGTTGCCGTGCCTGTTCTTCAGCAGCGACCTTTGCCGCTTCCGCTGCCGCAGCACTGGCTTCACGGGCATCTTGTGCGGCCCAGATTTGCATTTGCAAGCCACGCAGCGTGTCATCCATTGATGAAAGTTCCATCTGGCGACGTTGCACAAGTGCTTCTGTCGAATTGCCCAAGGCATCCAACAGTTCAATTTCCAGCGAACGACGGTCACGCGCCAGCGATATTGAGGCTTGGGCAATCTGTTCAGCTTCTTGTGCAGCCTTCGCCTGTGCGTCAGCCAATTGCTGTGTAGCCACGGCAGCATCTTGCGCCGCCCAAATTTGTAACTGAATGCCACGCAGTGTTTCGTCGATGGCTTCCAGTTCCATAGCGCGACGGGCAGCAAGGGCTTCCGTGGAATTACCCATTGCGTCCATCAGGTCTATTTCAAGCACCCTGCGGCGCTGCGCCAAATCAAGCGCCTGTTTTGCAACTCTTAAATTTTCTTCGGCCAATTTAGCGGCTTCGGCATCTACGTCAGCCTTTGCTTCCGCTGCCCAGATTTGCATTTTGATAGCGACCAAACTTGCGTCCATTGCTTCAAGTTCAATGGCGCGACGGGCAGCTAAAGCTTCGACCGCATTACCTTGCGCTTCCAGCAACTGTATTTCAAGTTCGCGGCGGTCACTGTTCAGCTTGGCAACGGCTTCCAATGCCTTTGATTGTTCTTCAGCGGCCATTTTTGCGGCTTCCGCAGCGGCTTCGCTGGCTACCCGTGCGTCATTTGCTGCCCAGATTTGCGTTTGCAGTCCGCGCAGCGTTGCATCCATGCCTTCCAATTCAAGCGCACGACGGGCAGCAAGGGCGTCAGTTGAATTGCCCAAAGCATCCATCAACTCTATTTCAAGGGTGCGGCGGTCACGGGCCAACGACATTGCATCTTCTGCCATCTGCGCGGCTTCTTCAGCAGCTTTGGTTTGCGCTTCAGCAAGTGCTTCCGCTGCCTTTGCTGCATCTTCAGCGGCGTAAATTTGTTGCTGCAACCCGCGAAGGTTTGCGTCAATGCCTTCCAATTCCAACGCACGTTTTGCAGCCAGCGCACCGACGGCATCACCCTGCGCTTCCATCAGTTGAATTTCCAATTCACGGCGCGGACGGGCAGCATCAAATATAGCCTTCGCTTGCTTGATGGCATACAGTTCTTCAAGCTTGGCGTAATCAGCAGCCGACGCACCAGCTTCAGCAAAGATGCCTTTAAGTTTCTCCATCTCGACAGACAGTTCATCAAGGCTGGCTTGCAGTGGGTCGCTTTCCTTGACCAAATCCTTAAACACTTGGTCAAACTTCAGCGCCTTTTGCACTTGTTCGTTCAGGTCGTTGCCAGCGCGAATAAGCGTTTGTGCGCCAGCACTGATACCCGTGACGATACCTTGCTGAATTGCCAGTTGCGTGATGTATGCAACCGCAGCAGCTTCATCTGTGCCGAAGTTCTTGACGCCAGAACCCTTGGTGCGGCCAGCACCAGTTGGGTCAACGACATAATCCTTCTTACGCATACCAAGGCTGACTTTGACGTTGCCACCAAGTGCGCCGCCAAGCTGTTCCGCGATGTTACCCAAGCCCTTCAACAGACCATTCGCCATGTTATTAGCGATGCCCTTTAGCTGTGCGCTATTGCCTGACAACGTGCGCTCCATAGCGCCACCAGCGATTTGGTTCAGTGTCACGCTGCCCGTTTTGGTTTTCTTCAACAAGCCACCGACAAGGCCACCAATCAACCCGCCAGCAATAGCGCCCAAAGGCCCAGCCATGCTGCCAAGTGCTTTGCCAAAGGCATCGCCAGCAATCTTTTTACCGATGCCTTGCAATGCATCCGCACCAAACTTTTTGCCCAGTGAGCCGCCAAGCGCACCACCAATAGCACCGCCAGTGCCGCCGCCGACCATTTTACCGATTGCAGCATTGGCAAGGATGGTTGCAAGTGAGCCGCCAAAGTCCTTAAAAACGTCCTGCATTTTTTTAGGTAAATCGTCGAAAATTGCCTTCAAGTCATTTTTCAGGTCTGGGGCAACAATGGTTATCTGCTTTCCAAGGTTTTGCAAGAATGAACCCGCGCCACCAAAAAGTTCGTCGGTAATGCTGACAAGGCCAGCGAGTGTTTCTTTTAGCTTTTCCGCCTCTTTTTGGCGCTTATCAAGGTCGCTTTGCTTGGCAATGCTCTTTTCTTTGCTGGCCGCATAACGCTCATAAGCAGCAGTCGCTTCATCAATGCCAAGTGCTGTGACATACTTGGCAATAAAACCTTCGCGCTCCAGTGCCAGTGCAGCCCTGTCCCGCTCTGCACCCGTAAGGCCCAGCAGGGATAGTTCGTTTTCCAAAGCTTTTATCGTGGCATCTATTTCTTTGTTTGCATCTGCACGCTCTTTAGCACGCATACCTTCAAGGAGCGCAGCACCAAGCGCAAGTGTGGCGTCTTTCAAGCCAACCTTGGCAGCAGCCGCCGCCTTTTCCGCAATCTCCATCTCTTTTAATTCGATGGCTGTTTTGCCGATAGCCGCAGCTTGTTTTTCCAGCGACACCAAATATTCTTCAGATGCCTTTAGGTCGCGTTCAAACTGCTTTTGTTCATCCGTTAAGCCAGCCTTCTTTGGCTTGCCTTCATTGCGCTTGGCAATGATTGCAGCCGCCTGTGCTTCCAAACGTGACTTGGTGGCGTCTATCGTGTTTTGTTTAATCTGAAGGCCAATAGACTTCATGCCAGACAACGCTTCGCTGTAACGGCTGGCATATGCATCAAATACAGCAACTGTTGCTGCCGCCGCCGCACCAGCATTTTCGTTGGCAACTCTGCCAAGTTTTACGCTTTCAACCTGTGCAAAAACAGCAGCCATGCCCATTGATGTCAGGACGCCATTGGCTTTCGTGGTGATAAAGTTGATGCTGTCAACCGCCGCATTAACAAGCATTTCGACAGCTTTAATTGAAAAGTTCACCGCTTGAACAAACAAGTCGCCCAAAATTGCGGGAAGGTTTTTCCATATAATCCTAATGGCATCAAACGAACCAGCAAAATATGCATAGATGCCAGCCGTTGCCATCGCAGCGCCTTTTAGAATTACATCAAATGCTTGAACGGCAAATTCGCTTATAGACTGCCAGACCTTATCAAGCCCAAGCCCTTCGCTGATTGTTGTCCATACACCCGACAGCACATCGCCAAACGTGACATGGACGTTTTCAAGTTCGCGCATTTCCTTTTTGGTCAAGCCAAGGGAATTGGCGTAATCTTTAATTTCCCCAGTTTCAGCCACCGCAGATTGGAATTGCTTGAAGGCAGCATAAGCAAGAGTTGCCGCCGCAGCTATCGCCAGCAAGATAGGGTTGGTAACAATCGCCGCCACAGCAGCGCCAACCATCGCGCCAAATGCCCGAACAACACCCATGATGCCAATTTGCGCTTGCGCCATAACGCCAGCTATTTGAGCGCCCTGTTGGACGAATGCGGTCAATGGGTTTGCACCGCTGGCAATCTGAACACCCAAATCCTGAAATTGGAAGCCAAGGTTCATCATGTGATGTCGAGCAAGCTGACCAGTTTGACCGACGGCACGGTTGGCATTGGCAGCAGCGATTTGTGCCTGTTCACCCTGCTGGATGATGTTGGTCATGTTACGCATTGCCGAACCCGTGCTTTGGGCGGCAGTGCCTACATTGCGAACATCCCTTTCCGCACCTTCGGCGGCAGCGCCAAGTGCGTTAAGGTCATTCGCAGCAGACTTTGCATCACGGCTATCAACGCTAATTTTAAGGTTTGCTAAATCTGCCACGCTGGAACCCCATTCAAAGTTGATTGCTTATAGCTTAAAACTATTGGCTTGTCTTGCCCACATTAAAACTATCAGCCCATGATGACATTGCATCAGCAATCTTTTGTCTGCGTTCATATGTCATAATGCTTTGGTCTACCCAAGGTGGTGGGCAAGTGGCATCGCTGGCTTGCCCCAACATATGAGCATATTCTTTGGATAACGTGCGGACAGCCTTGGCTTCCCACGGCGTAAGGCTGATGCCTTGATTGTATTGCCAAGCAACAAGGTCAATCTCATCAATGCCCGTCTGCGCCCCCATGCCAGATGATTTGGATGGGCCAACTTCAAATAATATTTCAAGCAAGTGAGCGCCAGCCTCAATTTGAGGCATGGCGTCCGACTTGGTTTCGCGTCTTGGGCGCTTTGCCTTTGACGGTATTGTGTTCAGCCAAGCAGCTTGCTTGACGAATAGTGTTAGCTGTTCAATCGTTTGCGCGAAAAAAGTTGGCGCGGTTGCCAACAAACTCCTGCACCTGTTCCTTAATCCATGCCCAATCGCTATAGACCATGCGAACATTGTCAGGCGTAAATTCAAGTTCTTTGCCGTCAAGGGCAAAGCCTGTCCACGCAGTTGTAACCTTGACCAAATCGTCAATGCTATCTTCCGACAGCTTTTCAGCATCAAGGTCAATTGCCTTTTTGCCTTTAGCCATTCGGTTCAGGGCGGCTTGCTGCTTGCCCATTTGTAATTTGCGGTAAACCTTGCTGTCCTGTCCAAGCAGGGTAATCGTCATGCCCTCAATAAGCTCCTCTGTTTCAGGATGCACAATATTAAGAACAGCGCCATCGTCAGCCATTACTGGCTTCAGCGAATTTAGGTCAAAAGACATTTATAACTCCATCCGAATGCACCGATGTTGAAAGTCTCCCCCGCCGTGGTCGGATGCAGCCACGACGGGGAAGTTTGTTGGCTACTTATGAAGCAACCTTAACAACCGAATTGTCGATTTCAAGCGTGACTTCTGCCATCGTGATGGCGTCAGCGTTACCGACATTGGTTTTGTAGGACATAACTTGTGCAGTGAAATACTGGATGTCACCGTTTACAAGTGCAACCTTAACGGAAACGCTTGCGCTGGCTCCAGCAGCCGCGCTGCCCTTGGTTTGCAGAATAACTTGACCAGCATCTGTGTCAGACAGTGCCATTGTCAAAGTAACCGAACCATAGTTCAGCGAACCACGACGCTTGGCAACGATACCAGTTTTCAGTGGCGTGTGGGTTGCAAGTGCAGCTTCAGCGCCGAAAGCTGGCAAGTCAGCCAGTTCACCGCAAGCAGCCCAAGTCAGGGCAGCAAAGCCAGTTGCGTCATAAGTGGCAGGGGCAGTAGCCGACACTGAAACGATAGTGCCAACCGAAGAAACAACGTCAGACATAATTCAATCTCCATGCATGGGATTTAACATTTAACACAAAAAAGCAGCCAAGTCACCCTAACGCATTTTGCGTTCTGCGCGGTTGATTGCT